TCCTTGTCGTTCACACCGTCAGCATCATATATCTTGTTAAGGTACATGATAAGCGCGTTCGGTGAATAGACGCCCTTGGTAACGCTCGCCCCGCTCTCCAAGAACCACATGGGCTGCATATTCTTTGCTTGCTGGTCTTTGCCGCAGGCGTAATCGGTAAAGCCGTAGTAGCTCATCACTGATTTGGGGTTGGCGTGCAGACGCAGATTATTGCGCCAGTTCTCCTGCCACCGGGCATCGTTGTCCTTGTTACAAGTATTGCAGAAGCGCAGCATATCATAGAGCTGGTAAGGCACTTTCTTCCCGAGCGCATAGTCGATGGCGAGCTGGTCATTGTCAACCATACACTCGAAATAGTATGTCCACGCCGGGAATGTGTCGCCGGATATTTCACCTTTGTCGATGAGTTTCTGAACCCAACTTGACTTCATTGAGCTGGGTTTCATCATATCCTCAACGGAAGAAACACCGCGCCACCAACACATCCCTTGGTACACGAGTAGTTCAAAACCTTCAACGGGGTTCAGCACATCACCCTCAATGAGCCATTTGCCACCTTCCTGATACATTGAACCGGTCGTATCCTTCCATGCGCCGTCAACGTAACGCATGAAGCGGTAGTCACGTCCGCAATACAAAGACAGCAGGTAGAGCATACCCGTATCAAGTCCGTCTGTAGCCTTGAAGCGTTCCTCTATCTGGTCAAGCGTTTCCTCTGCGCGGCCGAAGAACTCGACAAACGATGCGTCCTGATAGTTCAGACAGCCGAGGTTGTAACCGGGAGTGTTCATGAACCCAAGGGCGGTCTGTTCGCCTTTGTCCTCTTTCCAGTTACCGCGCGCCTCGAAGTAGACATTCTGCAATGTGTCCGACGTGGAACGGAACACGCACACCGGGTGGTTGGCGGTCGAGTGGTTCATCTCCAAGCCTTCGATGTGTATGTCACCCAAGTCATATGTGCCGTCAAAGAAGCGCTGGGCAGGGGTCAGGTAGTCGCCACCGAGAGAGCGGTAGGTGTAGTTCATCATGTCGCAAGTGCCGCAATCGTTCACACCGCTGGAATCAGAGAAGTCTATCTTGACGGTGATGATATCCACCGGGATGGTATTCTCGCCCACACGCACTTTTTTCTGCTTGAAAAGCGCGTAGGAAAGCAGTGCGTCCGCGTTGGTGTAATCCGGAAACAACGGAACAATCTCCTTCGCCTTGCCGAGATAATAACGGGGATTTTTCTTGCAACGTTTGGCTGATGTGGTTCCCTGCCTGCGTTTGCGTACGCCACGTGCCACAAATGAACGCCACGGATGAACGGGGTCGTAGTAATAAAGGTCGACGGTGAAGTTATCGCTTGTCGAAACACCGTTGTCAAACTCATTGAAGCTTTCATCCGATGCTACTTCCACAATATAGGGAATACCGCGCGCATAAAGTTCTGCGGCACTAGGACGTAACATCGTCGTGCCTTCAGCGGTCTGTGAGACAAGCACATTCTCAAACTCATATTCCTTGACCATTATTTCCGTGTCAGTAAGCCGGACAAGGTAGTTCTTATGTGCTTGCGCCCACTCAAAGTAGGTGTTCCACGCACAGAGGTTATAGAGGTAAAGGTCACCTTTCTCTCCATTGAATTTGATATTGCGATCCTGGAAAAGATTGCCGGTGCCACCCACATAGCCGAGGGCCGCGACACGTTCGCCATCAAGGTAGAGACATATCATTGAATACTTGATGCCGCCACGTTCAATGTATATGCTTGTAGGCTCTACGACAATAGCGGCGGTTATCTCCTTGCCCTGCTCGTAGGAGCGTTCCTCACGCGACCTTATGCCGTTCTTGCAGTAGATGCCCGCCTTTGAGCCGGTCACATAGAAGCCGGCGCCGGAACTCTCGTCGTAACACTCCATCAGTTTTGCGTTCTTGTCCTTCACGTTCTTGGTCGCAAAGGTGAACTGTATCGCCCCGCCCGTAGCCTCCAACATCGAAGAGCCGAACATATAATGGTTGAGCTGTCCGGTTACATTTTCCGCGATGCGCAGGCAATTCTTGCCGAGGAAGGTACCGAATCCGTTGCTGGTAAAGTTTGCACCGGCCAGTTTCAACTCATAACCGTTCGACGTGATGCTATGGTCTGCTTCATCGTTGGAGCGTCCCGAAAAATCAAAGTCGTAGATAGTACCGGAAGTCAGTTCGGCGTCGATGGCCGATCCGTCAACAGTAACAATGATATTGTCACTCGATACAGCACTGACAATAGCATTATAGGTTACCGCCGTGCCGTCAGCATACCCTTTTATCTGCTGTGAAACAGAATAACTACGAGTATTAAGGGCGAGAAGCTGCGTGAATTGTATACCATTAGCAAATATGGCGACATGGGACTGCAACTTGCCGGGGACGTAAACCGCGACATCGAGTTTCAATGTGTCGTACAGGCGCACTGTACCGCCGGTCGTATCATCGTACCGTAACGACACTATCGGAGTTTCATTCCCCTCTTCCACCACCATTACAGCCGTGTAGATGGTATTGCCTTTTGCACCGCTGGCTATATCAGTTCCCTGTATGCGGAGCGGGTAGCTGCCATGTGACAAGCCCAGTTCTGACGGATGCAGGGTAATGGAATGGGTAAAACTGTCATTGACGGCGGTTGTAGCAAGAAGATGCCATTCTCCATTAATCTTGATGTCCACCCGGACGGAAATGCCTTTATCCGACTGGTTGTTAGCGAACTTGTACAGGGGGATGGTAACGCTTCCTGTTGTCGGAGTTACGGGCGTGTCCGGGCTGTATTGCAACACTTGCACGCAGGTACAGGTTATATCAACGGCAGTAACCGAAATGTTCTTGCTTCCGGTATTCCCGGAATCATCGGTAGCCACAAGCTTGAACTTGCGGGAACCCGCAGCTGTGAAGAACGAAGTGAAGTCAAGCTCGAACGTGTAATCGGTCAAATCACCGGAACTCGGTCTGTTGACACGTTCCGTCCACACGGTCAGACCGCTGTCACGGTCAACTATCTCAAGTGTTTCAATGGAATTCTCTGTTTCAATGCCACCGCCGCTGGTCACGGAACGGACAGCCGCACGTCCCTTGATAGGTGAACCGTATGCCCCGTAGACGGGAGAGGATTCAAAAGCAATGGCCACAATAGTACCACCACCTCCTCCACCACCGCCGGTACCGACAAGAAACTGTTTCTCTTCGCCGACACCTTCGCCTTTGGCGTTGACCATTTGGATTTTGACAACGCCTTCAGTCTCGGTGTCAAGAGAAAAGTCCACAGGGATGCAATCATACGCACCACCGGTTGAGAGGGCTTTATCGCCCCCCTCTTCGGGAGCATCACCAAGTTCCACTTTCGAACCTTCACCGCCAAAGTTCTTCCAAAGTGCCACCTCATTAAAATCAGACACCGCACCTTGAAACTGCCGGGTTTCCATTTCGTATTCACCCGTTTTATAGGTGATGATAAGGCCTGTCCTCTCATAAGTGACGCCTGTTTCCTGCTGACAGGACACGATGGCGGCAATGGCTGTTTCAAGGGTATAGTAGCCATTTGATAATGGTGCAATTTCGTCAACCAACAACACAGCATCTTTGCCTATTATGTCACTGTCAGCTCCAAAGTCCGTCCAATTACTTTCATCATTCCAGTCACTAGTATTTGTCCACTGTTTGGAAAGCCATCCACTTTCAGTAAAGAATGTCAGTATAATACCCGGTATCTGCAGGACTTCTGCATATTCGGAAGTAGCACACTTTTCAAGTACAACAGAAAATGTAACTTTCTTATCCGCCAATCCAAAGAGTTTGTTTGCATTAACAATGCCACGTGCTACTATCTGCTTATTTTGAGTTATCAACGCGTTCTCATTATCCGTAATATCTTGGGTCGCTTGAGCCATTTTCTCTTGCAATCTTGCACCCTCATCACCGGGAAACGCTGTTGCACTTGTATGACCAAGCGCAAGATCTGAACCTATAGAGGCTAATTGTGTGCCGCTCCAACGATAACTCTTTCCATCCTCTTTACAAAGAAATACTTTCCCAGAATAAGGAATGCGCCCATTGTCACTTAACGTTCCAAAATTTTCTGCATCCCTCCAATTTCCATAATATGTAGTAATCTGCTCACGTTCTTCTACAACTGATAAATAGGAAAGTATAAAGCAATTGCGTTCTTTATCATAGACTATATTACACCCCTCATCTTCGGAACTTTTATCTATGGATTCAACGATAGCGGTAATACCAATAACAATATCGTTAAATTCCAACACATCATCCACATAGGCCGGCAAATGTTTACTAGACACTTTACCATCATCGTCAAGGGGAGCAATTCCACCATTGGCTCCTTTTGTTGCTTTGAATGCGTTTAACTGCTCACCCGCATTATCAGCCTTATTGCTTGCCTCATCTACCGTATCTTCTACAGCATCCATTCGTTCTTGCAGGGAATTGACACTATCAGCATACGATTCATTCCTTTCCCCTATTTCAGTCACATCATTTTGTAACTGAGTAATATCATTCTGAAATTTTTCGACAATCTCATTATATTTTCCGTCATCAACGGAAGGGGTTCCTCCTTCTTCTCCTGTGGGTACCCATTCTCCACCATCACCAACATATATCGGAGCAGGTAAAGTCGTACCAACAAGCGCCCACCAACCATTATGGGGAAACGGATGTGCTATTTTTAACTTCTCAATGGTAGTAAATAACCCTTTATTCGCAGATTGGATATTCTTAGCCTCAAGCCACCCCTCTACTTTTACGTTCCCTTTTAAATGGGTTTTACCCTGAATGGTTACATCACCACCTATTGCAGCATTACGACTAACAGAAACATCACCGTCTACTTGTGTTGATTTGATTGAACTCATATTAATACTGATTTAGCTAATTCGTTCAATGCAGAGCTTTTCTCCACATCCCCGAATGTTGTTAATACTAGTGCAGCAATTGTATACACTACCGCATCATAACATCGCTGACAAATCTCTATCGCACCATATTTGTCTATTTGAGGATAAGGAAGATAAACAGCACGACTGACTGTTGCATCCTCACTCTTACAAGAATAGAATTCCAGTACTCTCCCCTCTGGTCGTATAGAAATAGCGCAAATAGGACGTTGGGTAGTACCACGTATCCCTTTAAATCTGGAGGATTGCTTCTCGTATTCAGGATCGTCAACACTTATGGGATAAAATACAGCACGTTCCCAATCGCTCATCTGAAAAACAACAAAGCGCATAAAATCTTCAGGCAACAACACGCAGCCGCTTTCATTCTTTTTCCAATACACCTCTTCCCCGAAATTATGCCCACCATCGAGCAAGTAAGGAGGTGCAGAACTGTGTATACGTTTTACAGCTTCGACAACTTTTGATTTAATGATGTCGTTTAATGCAAGCGTGTCTACATCACCAATTTCTTTCAATACATCACTCGTTGTATTTTGATCAAGTGCTATGCGAACATCTTTAGCTATCTCGTCAAGATGATATACCGTCATACGCTATTACTTTATTATTACAATCCTTCGAACTCTATTCCATGGGCTGCTGCTTGTTCCAAGATGGCTTTAGTAGAACGCATAGAAGTACGACTGATACCAAATTTATCAGCAAGATAATCTTTGGCAGTTGCAATATCGCTCACCTTGACCTTGCAAACAGTTTCATCATTCCCTGCCCCTGCGTTATCTTTCGTCTCTCCGTTTTGCTCAACGTTCTCGTTGTTATCCAATTCAGTCTTGTCTACATTCTCAGCAGCCGGAATTTCTTTCTGATTCTTTAAAGAAGTAACCTTTTGTTTGTCTGTCGCCTTTCTTTCAGCACTTTGTCCCTGTAAAGCTTGGAGTCTAAACAACTTTCCAAATTTATAGTGTTTCTCTATCGACTTTTGTATCACCTCATTATCAGTAGTAAATACGCTACTACCATCTGATAAGGGAGTAAACGTTATATGCAAATTCTTTTTGCTGGGAAGCACAACATTAATACTAATATTGGTATTCGCTTTGTAAGTCTTAATAATCATATTGTTGAATGAATTAAAAAAGGGATAGGACTTCTATCCCATCCCCCGATTAATAATTTGATTTATTTACACCCTAATCAAGCAGCTTCTGAACCGCTATCTTCTACTGTTGTAGGTGCCTTTGCAAGTCTCATACGTGCATGTGCTTTCGCATAGCGCAGATATAAGCAACTTACTTCTTGAATTACTACTGCGTCAGTGCGACGGATACCGGCTTTCTGTAAGTCAAGCACATTACGTGCCCAAGACACATGGGTTTTCTTGGAAAGGTATTCTGGATCCATAGCAAAACCACAATCGCTCATGCCATTCACATCAAACAGCTCGTGATGAATGGTTAACACCTCACCAAAGTCTGTATCCCATGACTTGAACTTCAAGTTCCAAACATCAACGGTATCCTTCAAACGGAATTTCTCACTCTTAATCTTAGAAAATGCTGATAGCATATCAGAGCCACAGAATAAAATCTTACGCTTATTACCGATACCTGTCCCAACAAAGAGGTCTTTGGTTATATCCACGAGATTCTCATCAGTAATTTCAGCACAATTTTTCTCGCTATTCCACTCACCAACCTCAATGTCTTTTCCTGCCATCCACCAAATACCACCCGTAAACCACGTGTTCATACCATCCTTAGCGATATGCTTGATAACCTGTTTCACACCAAACAAGTAAGTGTTTTCCATAGCAAGACGCATATCATATACACCATCCTCCTCAATATCAGAGAAGTTCCAATTCACCTCTTTAGCAGCAATCTTATCAAAGGTAGACTGTTCCACCTGTATCATGAAGTTTTGACAGTACTGCGTTTCCGGCATCGGGATGTTGTTGAAACGACCCGTTTGTACGTCAAGCTCTCCGCAAGCCTTACCCATACGCACGAGGGTTGTACCGCTTGGAATGGCGGGAACAAGGATAGGCTGTTTAGAAGATGTGTCCATCGTTCCATTTACCGCATACACGGTAGGAAGGTTGGTTGTGCTGTCCTTACCGCAAACGCACAACACAAGGTCGGGAACATTACTGTCATCGTTAGTATATGCAGTACCGTCAGGCTTGGTTATGGCACTGATACCTACAACACGGATAGTATCGTCAAGGGTAAACATATTCACATCATCCACAGGAAGCGATACACTTGCTCCGCTTGTCATGGCGGCTAGCTCCTTGTTGGTGGCGCACTTGATTTCCCGTGTACCTACGCTGTAATATTTCACCTCAAAAGAATTAGTACTATCCGACTTTGCATAACGGCTAATTTGGTCTATAGGAGTTGCCATCGGGCGAATTTTCACGATGCGTTTATCTACATCGCTTAAATAGAAATTAGAGTCACCTTCGTTACGCCCTCCCGTCTCCGTTGCAATACCATCTGTTCCACCTGTGCCGTCTGCACCGGCTGTCACTTTACCTGCATCTGGCAGATTTGATGCGTCAGCCATCATGACACCGCTTGATGCACTCGTCACAAACGCTAATATCATTAGCATAATGCGACAAAAGAAATTCATTGCTTTCTTCATTGCTTGAAATTTTAATTGTTAAAAATGAATTATGTATATTTATTTGTTTATTGATCTACGTTTTTCGCCTCCACGTTCCCAAATATTCTGTGCACCATCATATCGACTTATTGCACCAAGATCGGGCATTTGTCGTGAGCCGGCATTACCACCTCCATTCTTTCCTGCAAGATTAGCAGTACCGTCACTTTTGCTCCCTTTGCGTAGTTTTTCCTCAATCTTGCTATTGCGTCCTTTTACTTCCCCCTCATGACTGGCTGTTTCTACGTCGCTATCATGTTTAATAGCCTTAATAGCCATTTGTATGCTTTCTCGCGTAAACTTACCAAGAAGCCCGTCTTTCATAATTCCAATCAGGAACTCCATTGCTTGGTCTATTTCATCATCAGAAATACCTTCCTCCTGCTGCATCTGTTCAAGAGCGGAAAGGGTTGCATTAATGTTCTGCTGATACTGCTCTTCAAACTCCTTCTCTTTGGCTATTCGTTCCGCATACTCTTTGTTAGCAGCAGCAAGAGCTTCTTGCTTTTCAGGGTCTTCAAGTGCAGCTTTAAAATCATCACCAAATTTGCGTATCATACCGATGATTGGGTCTTCCCCTTTACGCCAATCAGTGAGAAATGCCGCACTACGTGGATTGCTCGCAAAAAGATCGGAAAGTGCTTTTTCCCGTTCTTTATAGCCAGACAATTCTTTGTCCAAACCGTCGTATTCGTCGTTAATTTGAGCGAATAATGCCTCGTCATCGGCAAACTCTTTATCGGGATACTTTGCCTTCAATCGTTCTGTGTATCGCTCGCGATTGCTCTTAACTTCCATATTATTAGGTATAATGTGAGAAAAATAAATTTTGGTCTTTATCTACACAGCAAAAATAGCAAGGGAAAGAAGGATTCCACGTTTATCTTTTTACGCTCCAATCTATAACTTTGGAACATAGATAAATAGAAAAGATGAAGCATAAAGGCGCTATAATGGAATACTCAAAGGAACGTATGGACGATTTAATGAGAGCATACGATGAATACATTTCATCATGCGACTATATCCGCATGCCCGAAGTATACAAAATAATTGTCAATATGCCCTCTCGCCGCTTTTGGGTCAGCGACATACGTGCAGCATTGGTCATTTCTGCAATGATAAGAGGTGAAACAGACTTGAATACCATGTGGCCATTAAAGAAAGAGATGTATGAAGAAATTTATAGTCGAGTACTCACGCTCCAAGAAGAACATCCAGAATTGACTATTTCCGAACTATGTGCTAAAGTAATTGTGCAACCTGCTCCAAAATTCTACCTCACACCGGGCAGTGCTAAAATCATGGTATGTAAAGCAAGAAAACAATGGATACAAGAAAAATGGAAAAAGTTACGACTCTTATAATTGCTATAATAACTGTATGCTTATCATTTTTCAGCATATGGGATTGGGAAGTCGTTGGCGTTTATACTGGTTGCGATCTGTATGGTCATATATTATATCCATTTTTTCATGCCAACCTTCTGCATGCTACGCTTAATGCATGGTGCCTGCTTTCAATCGTTTTCATTTATGACATTAAAATATGGCGACTATTATTATCATATATTATTGCTGCTACAATCCCAATTGATATATTAGGTAACTTCATTGATAATATGACGCTGCCTACTGTTGGATTGTCAGCAATGATTTTTGTCCTGTTTGGCTCAATATCCTTTGAAGTACTACAAAAGTGGTACTATCAAGCATGGATGTTATTTTACCTCACCATAGGATTCTTCTTCCCAAATACAAATGCATGGATACATTTGTATTGTTATATTGCAGGGCTAGTAATTGCTTTGATGAACAAACCCATTAAAAGCAAACACTATGACAAATGAGATTATTAACAAGATTGTACAGGAAAACGCAAAACGTAACGCAGAAGTATACGCCAAATTCGACCCTATAAGCGGAAAAGGTTCTGTAGGTGAACGCGAGCGTGTACGCATTAAGGATTTCCCTGTTAAGGTACAATATCTTCCTGTGGAAATGATGAATATTCCACTTGTTAAACGACTCATTCAATACGGTTCTATAGATGCATTACTCAAAGCAATCAATAAGGAGGAACACAATAGTGAAGATTATGAATACCCTGAAGAGGACTACGAAGTCGATCGTTTAAAGGTTATTCAGCAGTTTGTTCGTTTGCGTTGTCGGTACGATTTCCCTTTTTGGGCTGCATTCTACGTTTACATCAAGAACAAAGGAGGTGGAGAAGATGTCCTGTTTCGTCTCACACGCCCACAACGCCGATTTGTCGAAAGGTTAGAACGGTTACGAAAGGCAAAAAAGCCTATACGCCTCGTGTTGTTGAAAGCACGACAATGGGGTGGTTCTACAACCTCGCAAATTTATATGGCTTGGTTGCAACTTGTACACAAGGTTGGTCTAAACTCACTCATCATTGCTCATCAAGGTGCCGGTTCTGATGAAATCAAGGACATGTTTGACAGGATGATTAAAAGTTATCCTGTTGAAATGCTTCACAAGTTAGGCGAAACCTACAACGAAAATGAGGCTAAATTAGTGGGTGTTGGTAAATCTGGTAGTATCCATCGCGTACCTCAACGAAACTGCAAAATAAAAATTGGTACAGCTGAACGTCCAGACAGTTGTCGTGGTGGTGATTATAACCTCGTACATCTTTCGGAGGTCGGACTTTGGAAAGTTACTGACGGCAAGAAACCGGAAGACATCGTGCGTTCCGCCTGTTCCGGTGTCTTACTCCGCCCCTACACAATGATTGTCTATGAAAGTACCGCCAATGGTACAGGCAATTTCTTTCAAAAGGAGTACGATGATGCAAAGAATGGAAAGTCGCAGTTTGAAGCAATGTTCGTGTCGTGGTTCGACATCGAGCAGTATTCATTACCGATTGACAATGTGGAAGCGTTTGCAACAAACCTCTACGTCAACCGAGAGAATGACAATGTATCATCCAACCGTGAGGAAAGCGGCAAATACTTGTGGTGGCTTTGGGAACGTGGCGCAACACTCGAAGCCATAAATTGGTATATACAAGAACGTGCAAAGTATACCGAGCATGGCCTTATGGCTGCGGAGTTTCCTTCTGATGATGTCGAAGCTTTCGTCCATTCAGGTGCGCGAGTCTTTGACAAATATAAGGTGGAAAAACTACGTAAGTCCTGCAAACCACCCAAATATATTGGCGAGGTATATGCCGATGCAGACGAAGGTAAAAAGGCACTGCAAAATCTCCGTTTCGTGGAAGACAGACAGGGATTGTTACATATTTGGGAATTGCCAGAAGAAGATGAGAAGGAAATCGTAACCGACCGTTATCTAACAATAGTTGATGTTGGAGGACGTTCCAACAAAGCGGACTTTTCCGTAATACTTGTACTTGATCGTCTGTTTATGTCAGAGGGTGGAAAGCCTGTTGTTGTGGCACAATGGTATGGACACTGTGACATCGACCAACTTGCATGGAAAGCAGCACAGATTGCAGCGTTCTATAACAATTCCCTGCTCGTCATAGAAAGTAACACTCTCGAGACACACGACAAAGAAAGGCAAGTGGATGGTGACCAATCACAATTCATCCTGAATCAAATCAAAGACATTTATCCAAACCTGTATGCACGTAAGCAATCAGAGGAAGATGTACGCGAAGGACTACCACGTAAATATGGCTTCCATACTAACATAGCCACAAAGCCGATGATTATCTCAACACTCGTAAAGGTTATCCGTGAAAATCTATACACAGAACGAGATGACAGATGTTTGGACGAATACTTATGCTATGAGAAAAAGAAAAACGGTGCTTTTGGCGCAATTACCGGTAAGCATGATGACTTATTAATGACAAGGGCTATCGGACTGCATATCTGTTTCTTTGAAATGGATATTCCCAAAATTGTACCTCGTATCGGGCGATTTGCCATTAAAAGAAAGAAAGCTGTTTCAGCAGCGACAATATAAACTTAGTAAATTATAAAAGTATGAAAACAAAATTGAACATCTTCGTGAAAATCAAA